CTTTGTCTAATTGTTGAGTTAAAAATTCTATATTAACTTTGTTTGTCATGTTCATCTCTTGAGTCTTTTCCATTTTCTCTACAGACTTATAAAGATCCTCGATTAAAAATATCTGCTCCTGATCGACTGGCACCTGTTCGGATCGTTTAAGCAAATCATTTTCAAACAACTCACGTGATGTCTCCAACGATACCAACCTGGCCGTCAGCTCTGTGTATGCGAACACGCCGGCTGCGACGAGCAAAATCAAGCTAGCAACCGTCTTCATCGGCATCTGCACGGCAGCGGATTCAGATATGTTTAAAGGTTTTTTACTCATCTGTTTTTGGTTTTGGTGGTGGTACTATATAGTCTTTTGATTCTATTTTCAACGTGGAGTCTCCGACCGGCCTTACACAAAAAGCTAGTAAACACAATAATATTATCAGTATTGCTGTAAAACGATAGTCCATGACCACCACCTTCTGTCATTATTTAACAATCAAAGCTACTATCAAAACTATAAACACAAGAGATTCAATCTTGTGATTGTGCCAGTAATGAAAAGCTTTTTCTTTTACTTTTTTAATCATTTTTTTTCTCCTCTATTTCATAAAAGAACTTATCCGTATCTTCTGTACGCCAAGCTCTACTATCTTCAACGTTCCATTCAGATGTCTGCACTTTCCAATCAGGCGTATTATCTTTCACAGTGAAAGAAGGTATATCCCATATACATCTGTTGTTAGGTTGTGCTGCAAAATTGCCATCATCTAACGCAATTATGTGAGCGCACTTGTGCTCGTGCGGAATCTCTGAATGATCAGTGTCAAGTATGTTAGCTTCTGGATGTGCAAAGTCAATAGTAAATAAATATTTTCCTGGGTGCCATTTTTTATCTTTTCCGATATACTTACCGGCTTGTGATTCTAAAATGTCCCAAGAAGTGACAGCAGGATAATAAGAAAAACAATTCCAGAGCTGTAATTCATCAAGTCGTCTTCTGGGCACTCTGGATGCATCAAATCCCTTTTGAATAAACGCGCTAATTGGTAAGCGATAAAATATTGCACCGTTTTCCATAATAGCATGCCATAGTATGCTCCTTCCAGTAAGAGCCGACATGCCGAAGATAATACAATCTTCAACTTCTCCATGATGTTTTTTAAGGTCATATAAAAACTCTCTCCTTATCTGTGCATAGATAGGTGGTACGTTTGCATTTAAATAAGCCATAGTTTATCCTCATTTAATATTACCCCAATTTGGTCCAGATTCAAAGTCAACTTTATTCTTGACCTCAAGAGGTATTGTTTGTTCCATTACATTTTTGATAAGCTCTGGTTCGTGGTCCGTGATCGAAAAGCAAAGCTCATCGTGTATTTGTATATGTGGTACTATACCTTTTTCATGTAGATCGACCATGGCCTTCTTTGTCATATCTGCAGCTGACCCCTGTATCAATCTATTCAAAGCCTTGTATGTAAATGCAGGTGTATAATATCTCTCAAAATAATCCATGTAGTTTGGATCTATCTTGTTCTCCTTATACTTATCCAGCATCTCTGCTTTGAATGCTTCTTGCGCCTGCTCTCTTGTATACAATGGGACCTCGTTAAATCTATTTATCTCAGGATTCCATTCTTTGTTTGTTGTCTCCCACTTGTCAAACCTGCAGAATCTATCATACAATGTAAATAATAATTTATTCTCTTTTGCAAATGCTATCAGTTCCTGTGATAGCTGTCTTACAAATGGTACCCTGCCGTGATACTCGTTAAATAATTCTTTTGCCTGCCTCTGGTCCAGACCCAACTCTTTCTGTAGCTTGATCTTACCCATGCCATAGAACAGACCCAGATTGATCGTTTTTGCCTGTTTCCTGGAAATATTAGCCATGTCAGCGACTATCTGGTGGAAATCAGCATCATCCCTATCAAATTCGTCCTGAAGGCTCTCTGTGCCTGGTAGGCCTAATTTTATGGCGTAATGCACCACAATACGTGGTTCTTGCTGTGAATAGTCAAAACTACCCCATTTACAGCCCTCCTCTGGTACAAATAACTCTCTCATCTTACCACCGATATAACCTTTAGCCGGTATCTGTTGTAAGTTAGGATTAGACATACTGAATCTACCTGTAACCGTACCACCTGAATCTGATCTTATCTGATTTATATCTGCATGTATTCTACCCTCGTGAACATATCCCAATAACCCATCTATAAAAGTATTGACCGCCTTGTCATACTCTCTTGCTTTTGCAATCATACGCAAACATTTATTGTTGTGTGTTCGTAAATAATCTTTTGGTAATTGTGGCATCTTAGATTTTGGTGTGACTTTGTAATCTTTTATACAAAGATGATCTAATAATTTTTTGATTGATGCTGCAGCCCAGATGTCAACATGCACTGATGTTTTACTTTGAATTGCTTTTATGATTTGATCTCTACGTTTCTTAAGATGTCTTCCAAACTCGATCGCTTTTGCGACATCTATTTTAACTCCTTTGAATTTCATGTCAACCAAACACAAAAATAATTTTGTTTCTAATTCAAATATTTGTCTACAAGTTTTTTGTTCTCCATCATCTTTAGTGTATAATACTTCGTCAATTTTTTTGTCAAATAATTTCCATAACTTGTAAGTTAGATTTACATCTTGCTTCGCATATTCTTTTACAATCGATGCAGGTAGTTTATGCATGTTAGTCATTGGGTCCTTGACTGTACCACCAGACCATTCTAAAGTTTTCTGTTGTAAATCGTATTTGTATTTCTCTTCGTTAAGATAATCTTTTGATAGTGCATCAAGTGAATATTTAAATCTGTTTTCATCAATAACAGATGCGGCTATCATTGTATCAACGATTCTACCTTTCATCTTCATACCTGTTACAGCTCTTATCCAACACACATCATACATCGCATTGTGAAATACTTTTGTAATGTTTTCGTTTTGAAATATTCTTTCGTTAAGAACACTCCAGATCTTTTCATCTCTTTTAAAATCTATAAATACATCAGAATGTCGTAGAGGAAAGTATGCAAGATCATTATCTGTTGCAACAGCAATACCACATATGAAACCATCATTACGTATGGCACCCAAACCTTTTGTTTTAAGATTTGGATCGTACGTTTCTATATCTATCGCAACTGTGTCTATACCCTTTAGATTTAAATCCTCTGGTGTATTACACATTATAATCCCTCTCTATTATCATCTCGATAAAATGTATCGCTTTCAATAAATCTTCCTTCTTTCCCTTATCGCGGTGGCGAATAATATATTTTATAGCACAACCTTCGGGATATAACAACTCATTCTCAACTACAAACTTGCTCGGCTGAATTTTATACTTTTGATAGTGACTCCCGCCGTGCTGCTTGTCCCATACTTTAGACATCTAACTCCTCCTTTATGTATCGTTTTAATTCTTTATCTTGCACATTGTCTGGTATTTCATTTTTGTAAAATATTCTGTAGCTGTCACTACCATACTTACCTATACCAAATAATTCTGTTGCATCTTCACCATCCCATTTAAGATACTCTTCTGTCATTCTCCATATTCTATGTGCTCTGACATTTTTCATACCAAGATCTTTTAACATCTCTGCTATTGTATCTTTGTCTGATTCAAATATCTGTTCTGGCGTAGGGAACTTTTGAAAAAATTTTGGTAAAATTTTTTTGACCTTTTTACGACCTGTTTGGTTTAAACATATAACTCCTACCATATGTTGCCACACGTTTTTAACTTGTTGTTGAACCATTAACTCATCTTTCATCTTGCCCCCAATGTATATTTACCTTGTGATGCTATTGTCCAGCAGTCAAACTTACCCCTGCTGTATGCTACATATTTTAATCTTAGTTGTGTAAAGTAATCTTCTAGTCTTGTTGTTGTAAGATCAACAATTACATTATCAAATGTCAAACCTTTTACTGTGTGTATGTTTGCATATTTTACTCTCACCTCTCCATCATCAAAACCATTGTTTAGAATCTTTCTAATGTAGATCAGTCTATTTTCGTAGTCTTCTTTCTTACCTCTTTGTTTCCTGATTATAGAAAAATCTCTTTCTTTACCTGCATCTTCTCTTAGATATTTGTGATATATCATGTAGTCTATCGTATATTCTCTGTCTACCCAGTCTTCAAACTTCTCTTCACCTTTACCTCTGACTATAACTTTACTACCTGCATACTCCCAAAAATCTTTTATCTGTTTCAATGGCATTGGTGTTCCTTTACAGAAGTCTGGCCATAGTTTGTGACATCTTAATTCTTTCTTTGGTACGTGGGCCGTGTTCCCTACATGTGCAAACTCTATACCTTGTTGCTTGAAAAATTTTTTGACCCATGAATCTGACGGCGTGCCTCGATAAGTAAATAAAAAAGTCTCGTTCGTATATTTTATTTTATCTAACAAGGTCATCATAGCGCTACATCGTTTATTTAGACTAGGTAAATGATAATGATTGCCTATCACGTCTGTTGGTTTCCAGGTTCTCTCGTACCCATAGTGCTCCCATATCGGTCGTATAATTCTTTTACACAAAGCATTGATAGTTTTTCCGCATCTATGTCCTTGATCTAATTGTTCTGCGTCTCTTGATAACTTGTGATAATAATCTGCATCTGATCCTGCAAACTCAAATATAGTTTGGTCTGCATCACCAACAAAATAATACTCAAATGCTTTGGTTGCCATTTTATCTAAAGCTTCTCTTTGTGGTACGTTGCTGTCCTGTGCCTCATCAACAATTAAAGCGTCTATGTCTGGCTCCACTGCTTTGTCTACAAAGTCTTGTATCATATCTGCATAATCACATACGTGGTTATCTTGTTTGTATTGGTTATATGTAGATTCCATCTCTTCTATTGAATTTAAACTGTATGGTTTGTACGCATTCTTATCGCATGTCTTCCAGTGTTCTTTTAATGTCTTGCCTCTACCATATGCATCAGAAAGATATCTATAGAACTTATGTTTGTCTGCATTAAACTCTGATTCATTTACTCTTTGAAGATTAAACAAAGAATCAATCATCGCTACATTCTTGTGGTCTTCATAACTAAATACTTCTTTACGTCCAACCAATCTGCTTTTACAATATGCGTGTATCGTGCAGATCTTGTACTTCATACTTTTTTTTGTAACGCCCTCCATCTCTGGTAGTTTAAGTATCTCATCTCTTATCTCATCAGCTGCAACGTTTGTATGTGATAGTATTATTATCCTGTTGTAAGAATATTTTTTTAATAATTCTGTATACTTCTGTGTAATAAACATAGAAGTTTTACCTGTACCTGGTGGTCCCGATATAAATTTAGGCTGTCTCATCTGTTACCTCTTTGTATTCTCCTTCTATTATTAGATCTTCTCTATCAAGTTTTTGTCCTAGCATACGCCATGACACACAAGACTTTTCACCATACTTTCCGTGATTCTTTTTTGCTTTCAATATGTTTTGACATTTAATTACAAGGTCGACTCTTGCTAGATTTATCTTTTGCTTTTGTAAATAATCTTCAAACTTATCAAGATTAAATTCTAATATATTCTTTTGCGCATTGTAATAAGGTAAACCAAAGTATGCTAATTCTTTTTTGTTTGTGTATGCTTTCTCTTCAGAAATATAATTTTTAAAATGTTTTACAAATCTCAAATCTTCTTCTGCTTCTTCTACATAATTATTTGATTTTTCTCTTGCCTCATACTTCCTACGCATTATCTCTTCAAAGTCTGCAGCTTTCATCTCTGGAATCCATACAGATGCTTTACTTATTACAGAGTCATAAAATAATTTTTTATTTCTAAGTGTGGGACCGTCTACTGTGATGGTTTTTTCAACGGCCTCACCCTGTACTACAGCATTTATTTTTACAAAATACCTATCGCTTCCGTACTCTATTATCTGCCCAATAGATTGTTTTGCCTCTTCACTTGTAGCCTCCTGTACACCTATCCAACTAAACAATGTTGCTATTGTTTTTGTCGAGCACCCGATTATCTCTGATAGCTTTGGCATACCGAATTTTCTATTTGCTTTCTTATGTGTTGTGCCTTTTCTTTTTCTTTTATCTGCTTCATCATCTTTTGCAGCAACTGCAATCTTGTAAATAAAATCATCTATGTCATCTACATTCCACTCTGTATGTTTTAATAGTACACCTGCCATAGCTGTGCAGTAATCATCTCTCTGTCCCGCCCCTGCATATGTAATACACAACGCAGCAGACAATGCTATCTTACCAAGATCTACTTTTAAATTACCTGGGTACTCATCAATACCATCATACTTAACCCACTTAACTATCTCGTTTGTTGTATGATATTTTGTTTCTGGAACTAATGTGTATTTGTTTGCGCCATGTCTTATCTCGCAAAGTGTTGCGCCATGACCATAGTCTTTGTAATAATTTTCTAATTCTTTTGGTAATGCAAATTTTTTATAGTCTGATGTACCAGACCAAAGATAATGACTTGATGGATTATTTCTTCTACCAAATATAGCACCACATGATTTTATGTGATCTCCAACAAATCTTTTTACAACAGGATTATCAATATCAAAATCTATGTATTGATCTAACCTAAGTCCTATTTGTTTTGTAATGTGTTCTATTCTCCATTCTTCTTTCGTAATCTTAAAATCCGGGTCGGACCATTTTTCGACCACACTCTGCTTTGTATCGCAGGGTATGATCACCCGTCCCAGATCTATCCAATCCTCGTACGTAACCGGAGCTTTTATTATCTTATCATTCATAAATTAAAAGTGGGCGTATCCACTCTCGCTTCGACGCCCACTACCTAGGATCTTATAAATTTAAAGATTTTTTAGTTTGCTCTTGAGATTCAGGTTTAGCTTCTACTTCACCTTTACCTACAGACTCAGCAAAAGATTTGGCCATATCATAGAAACCTCTATCTGTGACTGGTCCAACCTTTGATACATCCCAACCAAACCAAGTTCCTTTGTCGTTAGACATCTGAACGGTTGATAGTTTATAAATGTGGCTATAAGTTGGCGGAGTAAACAAACCGTTTTTCCCCTGCATCTTTAAACCCATCATCATTGAGTTCCATTTTCTACTCACTTTTAATTGAGTAGACTTCATAGATATCAATGCTGTCTCTGGATTATCACCTAAACAAAGTACAAAGTGACTAGCAGTATTATCAAGATAGTTACCATTTGGTAATCTGTCTTTGTAATCTTTACCTCTAGTCGTCTGACTTATGATATCACTATCTGCATCGTGTATCGCAACAGGTGCACCTGTACTTGTGCCTCTGTCTTGCCATTC